CTTTAGTTGCATTATCCATATACCTTCTAATGACTGCTTTTACATCACTTTCTTGATAATTAGTAGGTAATTGATATTCTTTTTCATTAAGAAAAACCAAAACACTATATTTATCAGAAGATTGGACAGGCTTATGACCATCTAAAGCAAGTTTATCATTCATTCTTTGAACAAGAATTTTCCTTCTTTCTTCTTGTTTAAAAACTTCATAAAGAAGGTCAACTATCTTTTCTTTAGATTTTTCACCCCATTTACCATTATCTTCCTGAATTCTTGGAGCTCTTACATATTTACTAACACCACTGTCTCCTAATACAAATACTGGATATAAAGCACTTGCTGTTCTAACATTATTAGTATGTTTTATGCCTCTTGAATCAGTCCATTCTTTTGCAGTTTTAAATGATTTATTTTGAACTGCATCAGCATGGTATCTAATAAGCATGTCAATGCAATGAGTTTGACTTGTGAAATCCTCAAAAGGTTGGTCTACATTACCTAAATCTCTTTCAAAGTCGAATTGCCCTGCAAAAGTGTCTTGAAGCTGAATTTTCTCAGGAGTATCACAGCAATCTAATAATGCTTGTACCCAAAAACTATAAACATGAGTTACATTTCCATTAGCATCTCTTTCAGCAAAGAAGCTATTATCACAGTACTCTGCAAGTAAATAATCTCTTAGTCCTTTTTTGTTATTAGTTCTAACATAAGATTTAATTCTTTCAAGTTTGTCACCAAGATATGAGGGAGCAACCTCGGAAAATAGTGTTTTATCACCATGTCTGCACCTATTTTCAAGTCTTAGTCCTTCTTGTTGCCTACTAACTATGTCAAGTAATTTTTCTGTATGTTCTCTAAGTTTTGCCTTTCCATCTGCAGTCTTTTGTTTGGAATTATACAGTGTTTTAAAAGGCATATCAGACATTTTATCATACTCTTTATTTGCCCATGCTGTAGCATTATCATTAGATAAAACAAGACTTATACCAGTAGCACCTTGAATATCAAAATAATCACTTAATATCTTATGAACTTTATATATATCATTAGAAGATACAATTTTTTCTACTGCTGGTAAAGTTGCTTCAATACCCATAGCAGCAAAAACTTCCATTAAAAACCTTACCTTTTCAGATTTATCTTCAGCATTTTTGGATTTTGTAAGAAGCTTGGAAGTATTAGGCTTAAATAAGTTAGTACTATCAGATTCATATACCCACGTGTGCACTTTATCTCTAAGTGCTGCCATATTTTGCCAGTTAACAGTTCCTGGTTTTCCGACAGAACCATCATTAAATATGGAAGAATTATTTATCTTCTTTCCTGATGTAATTCTAAAAGTATAAGAGCTATTTAAAAATCCTTGAATTCTATTTATAACTTTTGTTATATAAAATTTAGACCCTGCTTTTTTACTTCTTGTTTTGTCCTCCTGAAATATAGAATAGGGCTGAAAGTTCTTTTTAAAGTCAACAAAGAATTGAGTTCTAAGTTGAGGATTTTCTTGTAAAGCTTTGACTACAGGAGCTAACCATAATTCTTTAGGCTCTCCATTATCATTCATCAACATTGATACAACCTCATCCTCATCCTGTACCCCTCTGAGTAATTCTATTAATTGGGAATGGGCTGATGCAGGGTCAATATATCTTGTACAGCCTAAATCATCAGTATCTTCTACTGCAGTCAGCTTAACATCTCCATTTTCAAGACTTCCAGTTGTATCATATTTCATTAATGGAATAGTGCTCAGAAACTTTCTAACCTGCTGGCCAACTGAACCCAATGCAGAAGTTTCATCAGTATGTTCTTGCCAACCTTCTCTTTTTGACTCTGAAGCATCCCATTCCTCTTGAAGGGTTTCTTCATAATTTTCTATATTAGCATCTGCTACATAATCTAAGGTTTGACCAAGGATTATTCCTTCAGTGTCTCTTAAAACAAATCTTGCTCTTGATACTACTAATGAAAATATGTCAGGTGTTAATAATTTACTTAGAGCATCAAATCTTTTAGAACAAGTTTCTCTTGTGTCTGCTGCAAGGCTTTGGAGTTGACTTCCAAAATAATAATTAGCTCTATTATGGAGTAGTCTATTATAAACTTCTTCAAATATGGCAGCTTGTCCTCCTATTTGAATGCCATCTTTATTCTTAAATCCTTCAATTAAAGCTCTTCTTGGTACATTAGGGTATCTTTTTTGTAAATCATCAAGAACTGCAGAAAAGTAACTTGCTATCATTACTACTCTATCATTTCTTTCCTGATAACCAAAAGAACTTCTTAATTTAGCATATGATGTGGATAAGTGACTACTGGCAATATTAATTTTGGAAACATTTACTTTTGCAATGTCACTAGCAAAAACTTTAAGTGTACTCATAGTTTCCCCTAAATTATCTACATTAAGGGGAGTTTTATGGCTTTCATCATACATTGCTCTTAAGCTGGCTACTCTAAATACATCAGGAACTCTTTCTCCTTTATCATTACTGCATGACCAGCCAAGTTCATTTGCTATTACATCATCTACACCTTTTAAAGGTATATAACAAGTTTTACTCATAATGGTGATTAGTTAAATTTTAATGCAAAGGTAAGTAATTTTATCAATACAGCCAAATGGTTTATTGATAATTTTAGGTAAGTTAAAAAAAAATTAGGGAGAGGTATTAGTCTCTCCCTAAGTGATGATTATAAACTATTTATCTTGAAGCATAAACATAAGCTTCAGGATATTTATACAACTCAACAAGTAATTTTGTAAGCCACGGCAGGAAATTGTCATATGTTCCCCAGCCATTTGGACTATCGTATACTTTAAAAGTTTCGGGATGTTTAATTAATTGGATAATACCTTTCTTTATATAAGGAGTAAGCTCCTTAGCAGTAGTAATACCCATTTCTTCAGGCCTCCATAAAGCTCTATAAAATCCTGCTACATGAGCCATTTCACCTAAATTATGAGTGATATTGGCCCAATATAATTCATCATCTGAATTATAATCTTCAGCATCATTTTTAACTTTATGTTTTAATAAATAAATGTCTAAGCTCATTTCTTTTTAATTTTTAAATCTTCCATAAATAGTTCAGTTATAACTCCAAGATTTAGTTTTATTTGTGAATATACATCAATCTTTTCTTTAATCCTGCCTGAAGGAAAACTTGTAAGAACTATTTCATATTCACACCTACTCCAAAATCTATATTTAGCTTTACTATCTATAAATTTAGTACATTCTTCAAGTGTTACAGGTTTTTCTTTGGCCTCTTTATAACACTTTTCAAAATAAGGCATAACATTATAAGGAATGAATTCCTTTTTGTTAAAATCTTCTATGATAACATTAAAAGCTCTCATATTAAGTCCTTTTCTTTAAACTGCTTCTGCAATTTTATAGCTAATTCTCTTATATCAGGATGAGCATTTTCAGCAGTTCTTAGTTCAAAGAAATGTTTCCAATCACTTACAAAACCTGTATATACTACCTCAGTAGCTGTACATAAAGTAAGAACCTCTCTAGCTTCTTCAGGTTTACAGCCCTCTGCTATCATCTTCATATATTGAAATTCACTATAGCACCAAGTTTTAATTAAAGATTCTTCAGCAGATGAAAAACCTTCAGTTTGCTTAATATCATATTTATTAACTAATTCCCAATCATAACTATTACCTTCTATCATATGATTACACTTAGAAGGTATAGTACATTGAATTTCATTATTAAATTTATCTTTACTATAATTACAATATCTTGTACTCTGTTCACTAGGACTAAAATATTGAGAATCCTCTTCAGATGTTTTACAAAGGTCTCTATGCCTATTCCACTCTCTTGATACTGAAATAGGACATTTAACTCTTACAGTAACTCTTTTTTCATGAAATTCTGTAGGTTCACAAAGATACTCTAATACATCTAGAGCATCATTTTCTAATAATACTCTATAGTTTGTACTATAGTAATAATAGTTACTATTACAATCATGTTTAGTCCACTTGTTATTATTAAGCATTTCCCAAACAGACTCTGCTAAAGCACTAGTAACTATATTCATTGGAACTTTTAAATAAACAGTACCATGCTCTGCAACACTGCGGTGTTTTTTTACATTTACTATCTTATTTACAAACTCCTTAGCTGTAGTAGAATTACCATTTTTATCATATTGTATCAAGCCTTCAGATTTATAGCAAACTCTAGCAGCTCTCTCTATCTGTTCATATACACCCTGTAAACTTGGTTTTTGTGGAATAATTTCCACAGAAGGATTAATTAATTTCATACCTGTCTAATATAAGTATCAACATTACCATAATAGAGGTCATTCTGAATAGAAAGAGCCTCTTCATAACAACCAGCTATGGCTTCTATACAGCCATTATTTGCATTTTCAATATAATATGTCATGACAATAAAGATTTAATTTCTTCAAGAGAGTGAACACCAGTTAATGTATGTTCAGCTTCTTCACTTTCTGAATTTTTAATAACAATAGTAGGAATGGTTCTTACCTTATATTTAGCCATTAGTTCTTGAGTATTTTCATCCTCAATATCAGCTTCAATAATATTAACTCCTTCTAACTGTTTAAGAATATTACCCATAGCTTTACAGGGGCCACAGGTAGTGCTATAAAACTTAATAATATCTTTCATTTAATTATTATTTAAAACTTCAAGAAATGCTTGTTCTGCTCTTTTAACAGCTTCTTTTTGCTCTCTACTAAAATATTCAAGTTCATCATAAGCTTGTTCAAATAAATAACTTGTAAGTTTATTAAACATAGCTAATGTTGCTTTAAGTTTAGTTTTATTACGGAATTTAATTCCCATTTTTAAGTTCTTTTATTCTGTCATTAATATACCAAATAGCTTTATTCAAGTCTTCAATTTCTTTTTCTTTATCACTGAGGCTTGAATCTTTTTTAAGTCCTGCTCTCCATAAGTATTTAATAGCATTACCAATAGAAAAACAATAATGTCTTGTAATAACTATACATTCTATACCTGAAGGATGTGAGGTATAATGTTTGGGGTGAGATACAGAATCTTCAAGTTTATTATTAGGCTCCTCATCTATAAAATATTTCAATAATATTTCCTCAGTGGGAATATTGTAACATTTTATATAATGTCCTGTTTTAGTATTATGCAATTCAAACAGATTATTAGTAATGTCTTTATAAATATCTACTATGTCTCCTTCTTTTGCAAAACACACATCTTCAATATAGTAACTTTTAATACATTTATATCTTTTTGATTTCCACATAATCCACATATTTAATGAATCCAAAATGTAGGTAAAGTACCATCTTTTGCTCTGGAAACTTCTGCATCTAATTTACATTTTGTACAGAAATAAGAGCCTGCTTTTACCATACAATTATATAATACTTTTGCTATATCTTCTGCTATTTCTGCTGGAGCTTCACAATTTATTTCGTCATAAGGGGCAACACAAATTAATACTTTAAATAATAAGTTATTTTTCCTTAAATACTCAAAGAAGTTTATCATGCTTACTCTTAGACACATTGAGCCAGCTGCTTGTATTGGGTAGTTAATACTTTGTTTCTCAGATGCAGACTTTCTTTTAAAAAACTTTCTTACATTTTGTACTGTTTCACAATCAGGACAAGAAGCTTTCATTTCTCTATAATAACTCCAAAAACCTTCATTGTTGAATTTAGATTGAATAGTTTTTAATTCGTCAAAATCATAAATATAAGCTTTGTGTCCGGTTAAATGACTCAGGAGAATATAGCCTTTATTAAGCCAATCTTTTCTTCTAAAATCTTGATATTTTTTTAGTCCAGTAAATCCTTTCATATAATTATTATAGATAGTAGTAGCTTCTTCTATAGGGATTCCTTTATTTCTACTTATAGTATCAGCTGTTCCTCCATAATTAATTGCGAACTCTATCCCTTTGGCCTCTTGTCTGTAGTTGTGATATAGCTTTTTAATGTCCTTAATTTTTGTATCTCTTGGAATTTCAGGATAAGCTATGTATGCTGTTAAACTATGAATATCTCCAGAGCCTTCTGTGAGTTCATTAATAATAGCCTTATCATCTGCTATGGATGCCATTAAATAAGTTTCTTGTCCTGAATAATCTATGCTTATCCATTTATTTCCGTTTTCAGCACAAAAACATTCTCTTGTTTCTGGATTACCAGGAAGATTAAGTAAATTTAAATAATCAGTATGAGAAGTCTTGTCTTTTCCTCCTGAAGTTATTCTTGTAGTATCTGCACCTAATTGAGAGTAATTAGTACATATTCTACCTTTACAATTTATCTGTTTTAAAAAGTTTTCACCATAAGTAGATGTCACTTTTACAGCTTCTTTATATTCAAGATATAGTGGAATTAAACTACATTTATCTTTCTGAGGCTTCAATTGTTTTGCATCAATACTGTCTTTACCTTTTCCTGTTGTTTTATCCTCTATAACTACATCAACTCCAAAAGCTTTAAATATTTCAGCAACCTGTTTAGCACTATTCCAATTTAATTTTACTTGAGGCTCTGTATTGAAACCTTCAAATAAATCTCCTTGAAGATTTACAAAAATATACTTATTATACAGCTCTTTAAATTTATCCTGAGTTATATTAGAAATAAACCATTTATTACAAGCATTTTTTGCTAATTCCTCTCGTTCTTTATCATGTAGCATTTTAACTTTCCATTTTTCAACATCAAGTTTTACACCACAATATTCCATATAAGAAAGAGGAAGGACAAATCTATTCTCATAATCAATAGCAACATTTAAACCCTTTTTATTAAGTTCTATTAGCTGCTTATTCATTATTTCTTCAAGATATTTAACATCTAATGCAGCATACTCTATTACTTCAGAAATTAATCCTTTCCATATAATTAGACCTCTTACAGATTTATCAAGCTCAATATTACAATAAGTTTCTCCAGCTGTTTTTAGAGACATAGAATGAAATCCAGCAGGGTAGCCAAGCCACATTAATTTTTCAGCAAGAAATCCATCATAAACTCTTTTTGGTACTATTCTTTTATGAAATAAAAACTTTAAATCAAACTTTAAATTCCACCCTATAAATAGCCTATCTGACTCAAGATATTCCTTATATTGTTGAATATTTATAGTAGAGCAGTCTATTACAATTTGAAAATCATTACATCCAAGTTGAACTGATAAAAGGTTCTTAGTATATGGGTCTAAACCTTCAGTTTCAGTATCAAGGCCAACCACAGTTAAAGGTGAGAGGAGCTCTAAAGACTCCTCCACACCAATAATTTTATAATTATTATTATCAAATAACTGTGATTGCTCAGTAACTAAATATATTTGACTCATTATTGTGGATATGCAACATATTTTTTAAAATCAATAATGTAAGAATATTTATTGAAAAAGTCTGAGCCCAAAATTCCATGTAAAGTTATGCCTTTCTTCTCTTTTAAATCAAAAAATGCAGTATCTAAATTTTTATTTACAGTTAGTTTTACTTTAAAATTTCTATGTTTAAAAGATAATATTGTTTCAACAACTTTACAATGAGACTCTTCACTTCCATTTGCTGATATAAGACTTAAATCACAAGTAGTTTCTATACCATTAATATATTTAGAGGCTTTTTGAGAGATAAATGATTGTGATGCACCTGTATCTAATAGAAAATTTATTTTATTTGTTCCAGAAAACATTGTGATAATTGGTATATCTGTAAGATTAAAGGTTTCCATGAAGGAAATACAATATTTTTCTTTATTACTCTTTTTCTTCCCAGAATAAATTATAATAAATAAAATAATAAAAATAATAATTATACTAATATATTCCATTAAAATTATACATTACCAGTGGAGCCAAATCCTCCTCTATTAGTTCCACTCAGAGATTTAACTTTTTTAATCTTAACTCCATTTGAAAAGAGCCATTTCATTTTTTGCCATATAGTAGCTTTTTGTGATAATTGTATTTTAAATTGGCAAATTCTTTCTCCCTTTTTAATCTCTGTTTCTTGAAATGCAACAACTGGCAGTTTCCATTCATCACCATCTCCACAATAGGAATTATCAATAACTCCAATATGGTTTGATTGAATAATGTGATATTTCTTAAACATACTACTTCTTGGAACTATTACTGCTTCAAAGCCTTTTGGAAGTTTCATAGCAATACCAAGAGGAATCATAGCTGTGTCAAAACATACATTTCTTTGTCTCTGCTCATTCCCTTTAACTGTTTTTCTCTTTAAAGTACCTGCATAAGGAGCTTCCAAGTGTATATCCATAGAAGACCTAAGGTCTATCCAATCTCCTTTAGCTAATGTTTCAGGAATGTAACCAAAATTATTTATTGGTTTTACTTTTATTGTTAGTTTCATAGAATCCTTTTACTTTATTACATTTTTTACTAGTAGTCAAAGCAGATACAATATTAGTATTTGTAGTATAATGCTTTTGGCTAAATATTACAAGATTAAAAAAGGTGACTACTGTACTTCGTACAGCAATGTCACCTTCCATATGTTCATTGATTATAATTTTAATCATTTTTCCAAAATAGATGTGTTGCATCATACATTTTAGATTTTCCTGATGTAAGATGCTTCACTTTATAAAACTTTTGATTAGTTGTTCTTACATTTAATGGGCCAAGCTCTTCAATATAAGGGCCTAATTTAATGAAATCAAAATTATTAATATCAATTTCTTTTGATAATTCTTGTCTGCCACTATACCAAGCTACTTTTATATTTTCATCATAGCCCATTTTAACTACTTTAGCTAAGTAATTTATTTCAGAAGGAGAAGCATCCCCTCCCATAAAAGATATACAGGATACACTCCTATTGTCTTCTATTAAACCAATTAGCTTTTTACTGCTAAGTTCTGTACCTATGTCTCTTGCAAGATATGAGCTATGGCAGTTAGTACAATGGCAAGGACAATTAGAAATATTTATACATAGTGTTATTTCATTGGGAACTTCAGAAAATGTAATTTTAACATCAGTGTATTTAATCATGAGAATAAACCCTCTTCTTTTGTTCTACCTGTCTAGCATTAGACCAACTATTTACACAGGTTAAATACCCAATAATTCTTGTCCAGTATTTAATCTTTTTAGATTTACATTTAGGACACTCTTCAATAGGTGCATTAACTACATTACCACAGTCTGCACATTCACTCATTGGAATATTAAATGTGAAGTAGTTAGTACTATAATCCTTTGCAATGTCAAGTATTTTAAGGTACTGCTCTTTACTTAAATGTGTATCTAAGTTTACATGAGCTGCCTGGCCTCCATCAGTAAATTCTGATATTTCTTTTCCATGAAGTTTAAGTTTATCTAATATAGAAGTATTTTCATCCCATGGATTATAGAAATAACAGTTAAATAAATTCTGGTCTTTAGGAACTTCATATCCTTCAGCTTTATCCCATTCATAGAATTTAACAGCTAAATTCTCTCCAGGAATGGCCTCACTATTAAATAATATAGGCTTCTTCTTATCTTGAATAGAGTGTATCTTATTTTGTTTTTTAATGGTACCAAGAATTACCTTCAAGAAATCTTTATACTCTTGATTATTACTTACTTCTATTCCTAAGAATTTAGCAGCTTCACAATAACCTATAATACCTATTGTGCTATACAATTTCTTAAGATATATATATCCAGCATTAGATGCTGCCAACATACCTTTATCTTCAAGGTCATACAGCATAGTTTTATAGGCAATATGATACTTATAAACTCTTTCAAGAATTTCAGTAAGCCATTTCTTTAAAAAAGGATAGCCATTACTTTTATCTGAAAGGAAGCAATTTATATTACAATCAGAAGGAAAGAAGCTAAAATAATTTTGTACAATTCTATTAATATTAAGAGTAATTACATTGCAGCTTCCTGTCATAACACCTGTCATTCCAGTAGTAGAACTAAATGTATTGTCTTTAATTTCATTCAAGACCCTGCAACACGAAGCTAATGAAGTGGGATTATCACTTGTATAACAAAAGAAACTTCCCCCCTTAGCCCATTCTTCAGCACATAACTCTTTATAATCTTTATCAAGATACTCTTTATTATTATGTACAAGTGCAATTGTAGATACAGGGAAGGTAAGAGGCTTAATTAATCTAAGTTCTCTGTGTAATTTCATAAACATTCTTTGAAGAGTATCTATTGCTTTCCACTCAGGTTTAGTGCCATCAGGATAGTAGAATTCTTCAAACAATGCTTTAAAATATTCCTTGTCATAGTAAGAAATATTAGAGAAGGGAGAATTATAACTTCTATTTCCAGCAGGTTGATTTACACCATAAATGAATTGCTTCATACCTTTTCTAATGAAATACTCAACAGTATGTCTTTCTGTAAAATATTCATTAGTAACTACTGTATTAAGCTTTTCATACCATATTGGTCCAAACTCTTTAATTACATAATAATTCAATGCAATGAAATAATCACCAAGAGCTACAGCTCCTTTAACTTGAGATGAAAGTAAAAATACAAGATTAGTTACCTGACCACTAAAAGATTGAATATCATTCGGTGCAGATGGGGTCACTCCATCAATATTTCCTACACCTTCAAGCATAAGAGGATAAAGGGTAGCAGCCATACAATAAGGCTTCAATACTGGAGTGCTTGCCTCATCATGAGTATATATAATATGGTTATTTAAATCTTGTTCATATTGTTTGGCAACTTCAGGAAATAGCTTATTAAGAGCATCTTTCATTCTTTGCCTTTGAATAATTCTATTAGTGGTTTTATATACCTCTCCTTCAAGATTTGCAACATTCTTCATTGATACATTAGAATTAGCATCAGTTTCAGATGAAGAAGCTGCATTATCTGTAGAATTGGCATATCTTTCCATATAGTCCAGTCTCTCTTTTATAAATCTTGTTTCTTTATGTTTTTCTCTATAAAGAATATAAGCAAGTGCTACATCATAAGGAGCCAAATCCATGAGAATTTTAATAACTTCTGTTTGAATATTTTCTACACTTACTTCAGTATTATTTAACTCAGAGTGAATATACTTGAGCTCTCCTAAGACTTCACTATCAATAGTCTTATCACAGGCTTTATAAGCTAAAACAACTGCATTAATAATTTTTTCAAGATTAAAATCTTCAACTGAACCATCTCTCTTTAATACTTTCATATCTTATCACTTATTTCATTGGGTTTAATTAGTTCTATTCCATCAGGCACTACTGGTTTTTCTTCAAGATACCTTTTTAGCTGCTTTCCTATTTCAAAAGGATGCCTCAATATTGTATTATTCTTTGTAGTAATTTCTTCTAAACTTTGTGTCTTGTCAAAGTTCCAAACAAGTGGATTTAAAGACTTTCTATTAATAACTATAAACCTATAATCTGCAAGTTTAAAGTCTTTAAAATAATCATCTTTGTCTAAATTAGCTCTTATAATATTCCAATAAAGTCTGGCTTGTATATCATATCTCCACTCTACAAAGCTTTTATAGAAGTCATATTCTTGTTTATAACTAGTCTTTAAATCAACTGGAACTATAACTTTCTTATCATGTAAAACTACAATTAAATCAGCCATACATCTATAATCTACACCATCAAAAGTAGCTTTAAACTTTAATTGGTATAGTCTTTCAATACTATCATCAAAAGCATTATCTGCTTCAAAGTAGAATCTAGTTGAAGGTGCTGATTTAAGTTTATCTACACAATTAAGAGCATCTTGATAAGCATAAGTACTTACAATAGTTCTATTGCCTGATAGATATAATAGTTTATAATATGCTGCACAATCTTCTTTAATCTTCTTAGCTCTTGTCTTAGCTTGCCAATGATTATTCCATTGTATATCAGCTATAGTAGATATAAGATAATCATCTGGTATATCAGTAATTGAAGCATAAGTATCTTTCCATCTCTCAAAGAGAGTCTTTGTGATAGTTACTAGAGTATCAGAAGGAGGAGTATCTAATTGAGCAACCATAAACTGCTCATCAAACTCTTCCTGTGTACCTGTCATAAGAGTATCTACTATACTACCAAACTGTAGTGAAGGGCTTTCTACCTTATCAAATAGTTTGTCTAGACTTGCAAATCCTTCTCTTTCAAACTTAGCTAAAGTGGAGTAGGATAATGCAGTGTCAGTTCTATACTCAGGTTCAGTAACTTGCCATGAAATGTCTTTTAAACTTTTTCTCATGTGAAATAGTCATAATCATCAGAGTTATCAGGAATATCAAGATAGGACATGTAAGTAACAAGTTCTTCTCTTAATTCCATAAGAAGAGCTACATTATTATCTAATAGTTCTTCTTCCTCTTGGTTTCTTTTTGCCTTATTTGCCTTATATATGTCAGATTCTACAATCTCCAGAATAAACTCAAAGTTTCTTTCTTTAAGGTATTTTCTTGACAACTCAGCATCCTTTTTAGGGAGTGCAGGAATCAACTTTTCTATTTTTTTCAAAGGACTTTCCATTATTTTTTAAATTGAAGTTTGGCAAAGATAAGGCTTTATTCTGAATCCTGCAAATCATTTAAAAGAAATTTTAAGTCCTTAATAGTATATACTATTGCATAACATAAGTTTTCCCCTGTATCCTCTTTTATCTTTTCTAATAGGTCTCTAAATAATCTAGTTTTATAAGGAACAGCATCATTCTTAAAGCCTTTTACTTCAAG